TTCGATAAACTTTGGTGCCCTCAGAGTATCTCCCTGTGCAATCTTAAAATCGCTAGCACCATGTAAGAACAAGTTCATTCTTGCAATTGCTGATGTAGACAGATTATTCTCCTGACCATAGATTCTTCCGTAAGTCATTTGCTTATCGCCAATGTGACGAATTGCCTCAATCAGCATACCGCCAGTACCACAAGCCGGATCTAGTTTCTTACTGTCTTTGATACAATTAAACTTTTCCTTTGAACTCCGAAACTATTCCTCTGTACTCTGAAACTTTTTATATTTGGGCATAGAAAAAGCACCTACTCAATACAAGTAGATGCTTACCTATAATTATTGATTTTTATTATTTATATACTGTTCGTTTGCCTTTAGCAATTTCTCATAGTACTTATCGTAGCTCTTGCTAAATTTCCTAATAAGTGGAATTGCTATTTCATAGTACCTATTTTCTTTCATAAAGCTTTGTAACTTATCCTGAATCTGTTTCATCATGCTATTTTGATACTCTTCACTGTTTTTATAGTTTTCATACGAAGAAATTGCATCTTCATTATCCTTCATCCATTTTTCTATATCTTCAATGGCTTCAAGTTTAGCCTGGTTTACATCCTTTAAGGTTTTCACATCAAAGGGTGAGCTTATCTTCTCTATATAGTTTTTCTCCTCTTCGGTTAATTCAAACGAAGGGAGTCTATCAAGATAATCTACATATTTGTAAAACGAGTCCTTACTATCATTTTCTAATGGTTCACTCAAAAATGGTTGATATACAGCAAATAGCATTTGCCCAAAATAGCCTGGAAAAGCAATTTCTAGTTTTTCATAGATAGTTTCTTCCGCCTCAAGTAATGAAATTTTATCATTGATAAGTTGATTACTTTCACCTTTAACAACCATTTCTAGTATTGCTTTTCTTTTCTCATCAACCTCCAATTGATGCTGCTTTTTTCTTAAAACAGAAGACAGTGTATCCCCACCTGATGATATACACTGATTAATCTCCGAAATGCTCATTCCCAACTTTCTAAATACAGATACTTTTGTCAGAGTTTCTAAATCTTTCTCACTATAGTCCCTATAACCATTCTCGGATTTCTGAGGATGAATTAGTCCTTTATCCTCGTAATATTCTATTGCTTTCCTAGTCAATCCAGTTTCTTTTTGAATTTCACTTCTTAACATGATTAGCCACCTCCTTTGATTAAAAGATAGCACTGTCCCCAACGGACAGGTCAAGCCCTCTATATTATATAAAATTCCCACTAGCCTATAAACCAAAACAGACACCTCACCAATTTTAGTGAAGTGCCTTTCTGCTTTTCTATCTATTTAATTCTACCTGACTGCCATCAAGAAATGTAAATTCAATTCTTCCATCATGATACACTGTAAGGTAGTCCACCATGCTTAGCCATACATTTTTATCAAAGGATGTCTGCAGATCCTGCTTTTCCAGTTCCTGTATAAAGTCCTCTACCTCATCACGCTTGGATTGTTTTTTTATTATAGTTTGCTTGATTTCATCCAGCCTAGCCTTTGTAGCATTAAACCTATTTACTAGGCTAGTATACCTAATTTCATACTCATCTTGGTTTTGAATTTTTCTAGCATTCTCGTTTATACAGTCATTTACCTGCTAAGCTACAATATTAAGTTCTTCTTCTAGTTCTATCTTTTCTTTCTCAAGTGCTGATGTATCAAAGATTATCTTTGCCATTTCTTTATGGTTGCTGATAATTTCTTTCTTGTTCTTGACCAGCTTATTAACTGCCTCTAAAAATATCTTTTGTATCTCTTCTTCTGTCAAATGTGGAGTAGTACATTTTTCTTCAAACTTATGATTGCACTGCCAAATCTTCTGACGGTACTTACTAGTTGAATGCCATGTCTTTGAACCGTACCAAGACCCACAATCTCCACATTTAATCTTGCTTGAGTAAATGCTAACGCTTGAAATTCGGTTCTTACCAGCTTTTCTTTGCTCTAGTAACCTCTGCACCCTATCAAATGTACTTGGTGGAATAATTGCCTCGTGGTTTCCTGTTACATAGTATTGAGGTATTTCACCCTCGTTCTTTTTCTTCTCCTTAGTTAAGAAATCAACTGTAAATGACTTTTGTAGTAGTGCATCGCCTTTATATTTCTCATTACTAAGAATTGCTGCAACTGTTCTTGCTGACCATTTCTTCTTCCCACCAGGAGTTAATATTCCCTCGCTAGTCAGTTCCTTTGCAATACCAAAAGGTGAGTACCCTTGAAGAAAAAGTCTATAAATCTTTTTTACAACTTTTGCTTGCTCAGGATTAACAACTAAGTTGCCATCTTCCCCCCTGTCATAACCTAGAAATCTTTCAAAAGGTACGGTCACCTTACCATCAGCAAATCTCTTTCTTTGTCCCCATGTGCAGTTTTCTGAAATAGACCTGGATTCTTCTTGAGCAAGGCTAGACATTATTGTAATCAGCAGTTCTCCCTTACTATCAAAAGTCCATATATTTTCTTTTTCAAAGAATACTTCTGTTCTATGTTCCTTTAGCTTTCTGATGGTAGATAAGCTATCGACCGTATTTCTTGCGAAACGGCTGACTGATTTTGTAACAATAAGGTCTATCTTTCCATCAAGGGCATCTTTTACCATTCGCTTAAAACCATCACGCTTTTTGGTGTTTGTAGCTGATATTCCTTCGTCTGTATAGACCTCTACGAACTCCCAATCCTCTCTACTTTTGATGTAGTTTGTATAGTAATCAAGCTGTGCTTCGTAGGATGTTTGCTGTTCTTCACTATCTGTCGATACTCTGGCATATCCTGCAACTCTTCGCTTTTTTACCTCATTTATAGGAGCCAGATTAAATGTACTAATGGTTGCAGGTATTGTGGTTACTTTCTTGTTGGCCATTCTTTCTCACTCCTTATTATCTTCATTCTCTCGCTTGCTTCTTTTCTGTGCTCCTCATTTTTCCAGTATTCACGCATTTGTGGAATTTGCTTTTCAAGTCTTTCTTTAGTCCAAGGAGTACCACGTTTTTTCTCAAGATATTCTTTTACTTCCTCATGTCCATCTTTGAACTTGAACCTTACTTTATTATCTGCAATGTAGATCCTTTGGATTTTTTCATCCATTACCTTCTCATCAAACTCATCAAGTTCTAGCACCTCACATAGTAGCTTTTTAAGCGTTCCTTCTTGAATTGAGTTATGTGGGCATTCACTTCTTTTTGTTCTACAAGAAAGATAAGTTATTTTCTCTCCTGTCTTTAGTGTTGTTTTTAGAGCATTAAATGAATTACCACATCTATCACATTCAATTAGTCCTGTGAAAGGTGTAGCTGGATTTTTTCTATGATAATTATGCTTGTTTTTTCTTTGCTCCGATATTTTTGCTCTAACCTCTTCAGTAAAATATTTCTTCCTATCTATCTTTCTATATGGCTTTTCAATCAGTCTTCCATCGGTAAGGTGAAATATAAATTTTTCTTTTCCTATGACATCTATATGGTCTATCTCTTTAGTAAAAATCTCTGAATCATACTTCTCTATTTCTAATACTTCGCAGATAATTTCTTTTATTAGCCTATCGTTTATATCTCCGGTATGGCATGGATTACCATGTCCTGCTTTTCTTGTAGCACAGATCCAATACTTGTTTTTTCCATTTACTAAATTTCTAACACTACTTTGAAAATTCTTACCACAATGTGGGCATCGTACCTTTCCAGTTATTTCTGTTGTCGGTATGGCGGGATTTCCTATTGCCCCGGCAAGTCTTCTTCTTTCCATTTCAACTTGCACTTTGTCATAGGTTTCTTTTGGAATAATTGCCTCATGTGTATTTTCTACAAAATACTGAGGTAGTTCACCCCTATTAAGTTTTCGCTTTTTTGTAATTGGATCAACCACATATTCTTTTTGAAGTAACAAGTTTCCTGTATAGGTGATATTTCTTAGGATTACTTTTATATTAGAATCTACCCACCTATAGCCTCGCCTAGTTGTTATCCCTTCTTCAGCAAACATCTTCTCAATCTCCATTCTTGATTTTCCAGAAAGATATTCCGAGTATATTCTTCTTACAATCTCAGCCTCTTCTTCTACAATTACGAGTTTATCGCCTTTCCAAACATATCCGAATACATTAAATCTTCCGTTTGGTATGCCTTGTTTAAATCTTTTTACTGTCCCCCATTTCACATTTTCTGAAATAGATCTTGATTCTTCTTGTGCAAATGAAGCAAGTATTGAAAGCATTAGCTCACCATCACCACTTAATGAATTGATGTTTTCATTTTCGAATCTAACTTCTATCCCTTGCGATTTAAGGTGTCTTACTACTTCCAGTAAGTCAACTGTGTTTCTTGCAAAACGCTTGATGGATTTTGTAAGGATAATATCGATATTTCCTTTTTCACACTCTTCCATCATTTCCATAAAGCCTGGTCTTTTAGATGTACTTGTTCCTGATATACCATAATCAGAATAAACTCCTTTAAATTCCCATTCAGGATTATTTTGAATAAGTTTGCTGTAATAACTTATCTGTGCAGATAAGGAATGCTTAAGTCTATCAGTTTCCATAGATACTCTGGCATAGGCAGCAACCTTTTTTCTTGTTTCGATGAGTGGCTTTTTCACATCGATTTTTTGTACTTTTTTCATTGGTCTACCTCCTTTGTCAGTGTATATATATCACTCTAAACGCTTAATTTATCAAGTCATTTAGTGAGAAAAGCTCCCCTATAAATGGATGATATTTTTCCAGTAAGATACAATTCATTTCTTCGAATTCTTCCTTATCTATAATGTGATTTTTGAGCATTTTTACAGCAATGGAGATAGATAATTGATACATCATTTCAGCGTGTTCCTCTTTATTCATCACCATCACCGCCTCTAAACCTATCCTCTATGTAGCAGGTATGACAGCAATATTTTCTGCTTTCATGAGGGTAGGCCTTAAATGGTTTATGGCAATTAAGACAGGTATGTTCTTCAAGTTTTGTCTTATCTAGCTTTATCCTATTTTTATTCCACCACTTTCTTTTACACTCCTCACCGCAGAATATCTTTTTCTTGATGTGCTCCTTTTGAATGATTTCATTTCCACACTCTTTGCAATAACATTTCTTAGGAGTAAAAGATCCGGCTAAGTTGTTATTTCTACAGAACGATTTAATGGTATTTACACTTATCCCTAGTTCGTTTGAAATTTTCTTATATCCCAGCCCCTCTTCTCTGAGCATTTTTATCTTTTCTTTTTCTTCTAAATTCATAAAGGCTACCTCCTATTAGGTAGCCTTGGGAAAGGTCAAAATCTGACGTTTCGATTAATCTTTTTTATAAAATTCGCATTCATAACCATCTGCACGAAGAAGTAATCCCTTCGCCCAAGGTGGTGTTCTTCCCATTTGCTCACATACTGCAGAAAGACTCATTCTTTTATCAGCCTCTATAATTATTTCATCGTGAACATGAGCTACTATCTGGCAGTTTCTTAATGTCTTCATAGCAAAAATCAAAATATCTCTTGCAGTTCCCTGAATAATGTTTTCAACAAATTTAGGACCATAACTTTCCAGCCTTTCCCACTTTTTTGCATTTCCGACACCTTCATAAGTAACTGACTCTCCACCGAATTTATTCTCGCCAATTCTAGGTTTTACATAGGCAAGTTTTCTGCCTGAAGGAAGTTCAATAAAAAGGAATCCACTTTTCCATGAAAACTTTATGCCATGAGTTTCCGTTTCTATTCTTTGCTTTATACAGGTTTTGACCACTCTATCCACATCCCACCAAAGGCTAGTAATCATAGGATTTGAGTTTCTCCAAGCATCAACCAGTGGCTGAAGCTCTTCTTCAGTAAGTCCCATATCAAGTGCTCCCATAGCTTTTAAGGCACCTACCGAACCACCATATCCAAGTGCTAGTTCTGCAATTTTACCTTTCTGCCTAAGATGACTATTTACACCATGCTTTTCAACAGGAACTCCAAACATCTGACTTGCTGATGAACAGTAGATATCTTTGCCTTCTTCTAAGACCTTCATTCTCCATTTTTCGCCTGCAAGCCATGCAAGGACTCTTGCTTCAATGGCTGAAAAGTCAGCTACTATGAATTTGTTATTATTCTGAGGTACAAAGGCAGTTCTAATCAGTTGTGATAAGGTATCTGGGATATCTTCATATAGTATTTCAAGTGCATCTACATTTTTCTCTCTTACAAGTGCTCTTGCTTCAGCTAAATCTGGCAGATGGTTTTGTGGTAGGTTTTGTAGCTGCACTAACCTTCCTGCAAATCTTCCGGTTCTATTCGCACCATAATAACGAAACATTCCTCTTTCCCTATTGTCTGTGCAGGCAGCATTTTTCATTGCTGTATACTTCTTAACTGATGACTTGGATAACTGCTGTCTTAAAGTAAGGACTTCTACCAGTTCGTCTGATGCAGTCTTTAGTTCTTTTGCTACTTCCTTTTTGCCTAAAGACTCCATTTCAAGTCCATGCTCCGATAGCCAAGTTCTCATCTGCAGAACGGAATTAGGATTTTCAAGTCCGGTAATATCTACAAGTTTTTTCATAATGTTTTCTCTAACATTACTATCGATTTCTATCGCTGATTCAACAAGTACAGGATCAATAGCAATGCCTCTATCGTTGATTTCCTGGTCTAAATAAAACTCATCCCATATATCTTCTGAAACAGGAAACTTTGATAGTTTTGTTTGAATACCTATTTCTACTTCCACATCACGCTTGTTATATGCTTTGAATTGTTCCCATTTTTCTTCATCATGAAAGTACAGATTCCTTGTTCTTCCTCCGTTAGTTTTTGTCGGAGTGCAGGGGACACAAAAATACTTGATTAGGTTTTTACCTTCGCTTAATTTCTGCTTATCAAGTCCTAGCACAGCACCCACTCCTTCAAGAGATAGTGGCAATCCCAGTGTTGCTGACCAAATCATAGTGCATTTCCAAGAAGTCGGACTTAAAAACATCGCCATTGATGTACTCAGTTCATGATTATCATAGAAAGGATCTAGACTGGTGCCTTTATCCCTTAAATACCTTGATAAACAAACTCTCTCAAACTGTGCATTAAATGCCCATTTACTTATTTTCTCATCAGTGAGTGCGTCCAATATTTCAGCAGGGATTTCCTCTCCTTTTGCTAAATCTATGACTTTAACATCACTACCATCAACACTGTAAGCAAATAAGAGTATTTCAAAATCATCGGATTCAGCATATTTATATACACCAGCTTTTTGCAAATTGACACTACTATAGGTTTCAATGTCTATACTGATAGTTTCCATCTTCATCACCTCCACTAAAAATAAGGGTGGCAGATTAGTGCCACCCACCATGTTACTTTCCGTTTATCTTTTCTCTGATGTCTAGATAAAGACTTACCAGTGTTTTTGCTACAAAATCGAAGAGCCATGTGCCGATAAAAATAGTGATAAACCAATCAATTAATGTCATAATGACCTCCTATGCCAAGAAGTCATCATCTTCAAGACTTGTAAAATCATCAGAAGCATTACTTCTTCCACCAAGTGGCTCACCATCTCTAATCTTTTGAATATTTCCAAGTCCGCAGGCGATTCCTTTATTTCCATTTGAGTTAAAGGCATAAAAGCTAATGGATACACGAGCATAACAACCTGAATATACTTCACTTCTATCAAGGATAGGTTTTACAGCTTTATCTACAATTTGAGGTGCTGTTACACTATTTGCGTTGATGAAATAATGGCCTTTATATGCCTCATCATCACGTTCAATATCTCCATCACGAAGAGGTAATTTAATAGCAGCCTTGTTTGGTTTCTTTCCACCAAACTTACCAATTCCTTCTTCGATTGCAGCATCAATTGCCTTTTCAATTGCATTAATTGTTTCTTTATCATCCTTTGGAATAAGAAGAGATACACTATACTTCTCAGGTCCTCCATTGATTGATTTTGGCTCCCAGCCATTAAAATATGAAAGTCTTGTGTCTTTTCCTGTGATTACCTTTGTTCTACTAATATTTGCCATTTTAATTTTCCTCCGTTATTTCATTAAATTCGTTTTTAGCATTTGTTAAATTTACTTTCTGACGCTTATCTGAATTGGGTACAAGCGTCAGTTTTCCAGGTGGTTTGATAATGAGGTCACCTAGAATTTCCTCAAATTTCTTCTTTCCCATTAGTTTTTGCATTTCAGTGAGTGTAATTAGACTGGTTTTAAAGATATCGGTATATCCGTTTTCTTTTGCTTTTTCGATTACAGAATCCTCATCCTTATACTTTCTTACCGATCTACCCTCTACAACCTTAAAGCCTTCCCACTCTTTACCATGATTAACTGCCATATCTGTTGCATATGCCAAGATGCTATTTGCCCATGATGTTAAATCCGGAATAGCAACTAAAATTTCTTCAACTTCCGCATCTGTTAATAGTGGTGGTAGTTTAAACTCATCTTTTGCAAGTTTTAGCTTTTCTTCAGCTCTTGCTCTACACCTAACTGCAGCCTTACAGAATTTGCACCAATCACCAGAGCAATATTCTCCCTCGCCTTTTATAGCAAGCTCTGCTTTAGGCTTTAGAACTTGCTCTGCCCACTTCTTTAGTTCTTCTGTAGCAATCATCCAAGTAGACACATTTTCTCTTCTAGGCTGAAAGATTGACATACTGACTTCCTTTATGTCATATAGATTCTCATAAATTGCTAGTGCTCCAAGTGCATAGCATTTCATCTGTGAATTGTCATATGCATCTACTAAAACTCCCTGTCCATACTTAAAGTCAATTATGGACAGCGTATCATCTGAAACGATCAAGCAGTCGGCAGTTCCAAATCCATCTGGAACATACTCTGAAAAATCCACTTTTTGTTCAATCAAAATAGCCGGATCCTTACACTTCTGTTTGGCTAACTCATATTGCTCCAAAACAAAATCCACATAGGCATCGGTGCATTCCTGCATTTCGTCTGAATCATAATCAGATACAGGTCTTTTACTTCGCATCTTCAATGCCTTTTTCAGCTTATGCTCACAAAAGGCGTGTGCTGCCGTTCCTTCCTCGGCTGCAGATGAACTGGTATTTTCAAACTCTAGTTCAAGCACAGCACTTGGTGTACAGTTAAGCCACCTATGGGAGCTTGATGGAGATAAAATTGCGTGTTTAGTCAATTTTGATTTCCTCCGCTTCTATTAATAGCTGACTGTAGTTTTCCTTTGGTACATCGGATAACTTCGTTCCGCCAAACTTAACAATCAGCTCTTTTACCTCTGCAGTTTTCCCATGCTGACTTAAGGTAGCAAGCACCGCCCTTAAGTCTTCCAGTTTTACCTCTTTTGACTTAGGTACTTTTTCTTCCTTTTCATCTTTTATCAGCTCCTTTAGATTTTTCACGAGCGATTCTAAGTCTGTGATGATGTTTTTAATTACTTCTTTTTTCATGATTACATTTCTCCTTTTAATACTTCTTTGACATCTACAGATTCAACGGTTTCTCCGGGCTTAAGAAGATAGACCTGTGTATAATCTCCAAACAGCCACTTAATAATTTTTGATGGAAGTTTTCTGATTGCACCTTTAAGCACAGGTGTCTTTTTTCCATCTTCATTTGTTACATTAATTACGACTTTGTGTTTCATAGCTTTGCCTCCTTTCTGTAGGGCTCGTATTCTCCCTTACAAATCACAGGCAAAGAAAAAGGCAAGGTAGTAAACCCTGCCTAAAAATTTTTTATCTTTTCATGTTTTTTCTGATTACATCATACGCAGATGCCAGTCTCTTTGTTATTGCCATCTTGGTTACGCCAAGCATATCTGCAATTTCCTTTTGTGTGTATCCGTCAATAAACTTAAGATCAAGAACCTCCCGCTGTTTATCTGATAGAAGTTCCCTTATATCTTCCATCTCCTCTGACCATTCAAACTTGTCATCAAATGGAACTGCTGTTGCTGCAATAACGCTGGACTTGTCTTCATCAATCTCATTTTCAAAAGCAAAATCTAAAGATAGATTATAATTTGATGGAAAAGCCTCGTTGACAGCATCTTTGATAGCGTCCTTATTTGGTTCATAGCCATGTTGAAGTTTGAATTTTTGAACATACTCTTTTTCGAATGCCTTAATTCTTTCTTTTTCTTCATCACTTCTTTCCGGTCTAAGATTCTTACAATTGTAATAAACCTCACTATCATCCAGTGCATGGAGTCTTTTAATGTCCATCTCAGTTACACCATTT